CTTCAATCATATCAAGTGCATCCTCTGTAAGAAGTGTATTGTTGCAAAAATCAATACCAGGTGTTGCAAAAAGATTGATATCAACATCACTTGGATTTGCAAATTGTCTGTAACCTGCAAGATATGCATAGTAGTCACTGGTAATTGCATTTGTAGGAAGGTTAAGGTTAAGAGTTGGGTCAAGAACTAATTCTTCATCTCCTGCATCAACGACACCAATTTTAACAAATGGGCATCCACTAACGATTGGATATTTTGTTGCTTTATAATCGTCTGTATTTGTTCTGCTTTCACGGAATATATCCCAGCCATCAAAACCACCATATGGATAGACTGTAAACTTACGAAGATTAACGTCTTCATAAATGGTGTCCTCCATATAATCTTCGTCAACAATACGAGGAATTCTTAATTCAATACCTTCAAGTTGAAGAGGGTCAACTGTTGTAAATGTATAGCCACTTTCAGAATCAACATAAACTGTTGAACTGCTATTAGCCTCAATAATTGAGTCAAGGTGGAAACCATTTGTTAATATGCTTGGGTCAGCATCATATTTTTCATTATTGTATGCTGCTACACCCTTGTAGTTAACAACATCTTCATCAAGAATATCACTGTTAAGACCAAAATATTGTCTCTTTGGTTTAATAGAATCATCGAACTTGGTGTTGTAAGCAAGGTCAATCTTCTTTTCTGCACTATACTCAGGAACTGGATAACCAAGGAAACCACAAGGTACGCATGACTCAATTCCATCCTCATCACTAATCATAACTGTGATATACTTTGACTTTGAAACATAACCTCCATCAAATGTACCGATTCTAAGACCAATGTAGTTTGAAGAACCTTCTACCATTGAAAGGTTAGCAAATTTTTCAAGTACAACTTGTGCATTATCGGTATCATAGAAGTCACGAACAACAACATCAAACAATCCTTCATCTGGACGGATTCTTTGAATAGAAATCTTTACTTGGTAATTTGATGCATTACCATCAGAAATTGTATAGAATTTGAACAACTTCTTAAGATTTATTGCTACATTTGTTGCTGTCTTTACTTCTGACACTATCCAAGGAGTTTGTGCACAACGAAATGATTCCATGAAGTCATGGTTTGTGTTATCTACTGATAAATCCAATGTCATTGATTCTCCAACCTCTGAATTTTGGATGAGTTCTTTGAATGCGAAATCATATACAGCCTCAATAAATACAGGTGCTGTACCAATAAGAGGGTCAGTGCTAAATACATTATAGATATAATCTCTTTCAGCAGAATTTAATGAAACATTATATGTTACAGTTGTGCTTGCACTATCTGGGTTCTCTTTGTATGTAATAGTAAGAGCAAATGAACCAACTTCTCTACCGTTAGCATCCTTCAAATATTTATTGCCTTCTGTATCAGCACTTACTGTACCATTAAGGCTAACAGTATAAGCACTTGCAACAACTTCGCACTTACTATTAAATGTTGAACCAGTATAAGGCTTGATTTCAATACTTTCAACCCATGGTCTATAGGCTTCTTGTTTCTTTTCACCACAAGTATCACCTGTAACACTTCCTTCGTAATCAGCCTTTGAACGAAGAACTACCAATGGCATTGTTTGACCTTTAGCTTCTACTGTTACTGTATAAGCGCTACCATTTTCGTGTCCTGAAAGTCCAAGAACACGAACAACATTAAGGTTCTTTGATTCTGTAAGGTAACTTTTTGCTATGTATGGCAATTCATATTTAGGATAGCCAGTTCCTTTAAATTTTTCTGGTGATGTACCACCAAAGTAGTCTACAAACTCAGTCCAGTCTTTAATTTCAATAGGTTGAAATGCAGGACCTTTTACTGTCTCACCTGCAAGTCCAAGATTGGTAATACCAAGACTTTTAGCTGAATAAGTTACATCCCTTTCTTCTGTGTAAACGCCTGGTGAAACATGGCCACCTCTTGCATCACTTATCATTTTTCTTTATCTTTTTTACTTTTATTATTTTTCATTTTCTAATAAATAGTGTTTAATACCCAAAAAACTTTCAACAATTTAAAAATCTTGA